GCCTGGATCGAAAAGTCTGGTGCGTACACTGCGTCTGCTGGTGATAACATTTTTGTTGATACATCTAGCGCAGCCGTCACTATAACTTTACCTGCTTCTCCTTCTATTGGAGATCAAGTAAAACTTATTGACTCTCATGGTACAGCAGCTACAAACAACATTACTGTTGGAAGAAACAGTCAAAAGATTCAAGGGACTGCAGCAGATTTAACAATTTCAACTAACCGAGCTGGTATAGCGTTGGTGTTTTATGACAGTGACAATGGTTGGTTATTAAAGTATAACGATTAATTATGGCTAACTTACAAGATATAGTAAACAGAAGTGAAGTAGGCGCAATCAAGCCTTGGACTAAAGCTGCGGCTCCAGATGGTTATTTATTATGTAATGGCGGTGCTGTATCAAGAACAACTTACGCAGATTTATTTGCTGTAATTTCTACAACTTATGGTGCTGGTGATGGATCATCAACTTTTAACGTTCCTAACTTACAAGGTAAAATGCCTCAAGGTTATGATGGTAGTACATACAACTTGGCTGGCACTGGTGGTGCAAATAGCATTACTGTTGCGGTGACTAATAACCAAGCTGTTTCATCAAACACTACGAACAATCAATCGGTGGCTGTTACGGGTAGTATTTCTAATACAAGTTTGACTACTGCTCAATTAGCCAGCCATAATCACACTAATAATAACCCGAAAATTTATGATGGGCAATCGGGTAATTCAGGAAGACCTCAAGGTCCAGGAGGAAACCCTTCGGAACCAGCAACCATCAATAGTGCAGGTTCAGGTACAGGTCATAACCATAGTCATACTTTATCTGGAACATTAACTGGTTCAGTGGCTGTGACTTCTTCTTTAACAGGAACTGTTACAGCGGCAGGTACAAATTCATTTTCACCCTATGTGGTGGTTAACTATATCATAAAGCATTAGGAGATATTTATGGCAACACAAATTGTAATATTAAATAGCGACTATATAAAAATAGATGATTCTTTTCACATTGATTGGGCAGATAAAGGAAACGCTTGGCAAGATGCTTGGTGTCCAAATACTATTCATGCTGTAATTTGGAATAACCTTCAAGGTCAAAATGAAATTCAAAATAAAGATGCTTCAACAGGGAATATGACTAACAATACAAATTTAAATGCTACAAGTGATGCCGTAGGATCAACAACTATTGCTGCTTTACTTACGTGGGGTGAAACTAGAAAAGGTCAAATCGAAGCTGCACAACAAGCTCATAGTGATGCTCATGAGGCAGGAACTGATATAGAGGGTGAGACTTGGCGAGATTACGATCCTAATTATTCTTAATTATAATTCTTCTTCAAGATCTTTATAAGGACCGTTTGCGTCCACATTTTGTATTTTTGTTTATCTAACGTATCCATGTTATTATTGCGTGCCTATCACCGTTTGTAACGGGGGTTACTGCATGAGGAAAACAAAAATTGCTTGGAAAAACAACTGCCATACCTTTTTTCTTTTCTATTTTATATTTTTCATCAAAAAATATAAAATTTCCACCATCATAATTGTCATTTAAAATTAAAGAAATACTTAAAACTCTTGGATGAAGATATAAATTATCCACATGCATTTTAAATTCTCCCTTATCACTTCCTTTATAACAAAGGTGTTTATACCCTGAGTCTTCTAATTTAGATGTTTGAAACCATCTAAATTGGTCGGCATAACTATTTAAAATATCACCTACTTTTTCAAAAATAATATTTTCAAATTTAGGATCTAAAAAGTTTTCATAAACTTTTCTAGCATCAGATATTTCATAATCATCACCAACAACCGATCTATTAAATTTCTTAGGATCGTAGGTGTTAATTATATCTTCACATGTATTGTTATCTAAAATATTTGTAAAACATTTAATAAAGTTTTTTAAATTGGTCATTTAAAACTTTTTTTACTCCAAAACCATTTTTTATATCTGTCCATCCATTCACTTTCTAAAATGTTTAATATTTTTCCGTGTGCTTTTTCAAAATAAAAACCTGACCACATTTTCCATGAATCTCTTTTAAAAGGTATTACTTGAATCATAGGTTCACCTTTTTTAATTAAAAACTGTTTATCTCTTTTTCGTAAAATAAATGGAAAATTTATAGTAGTTATGTATTTATCAGTGTCTACTATACCTGGTATTATATCAAATCTTTCTTCTATTCGATTCATAGGCTTAATAAATAAGCAACTATATCCAGGTGGTGTTTTAATTAACCACTTGTTCATAAATTTACCAGCATTGTCTCCAGAAATTTTTTGCCATTCTTTTGGTAATTGCACCTTACTATGAAAACCAAAATCATCTTGTGGTTTTTTATTAGCTGGCCATACTGTAAAATCTGTTTCAATGGGATCGACAAGATAATCTTGATCAAAAGGTATTATATACCCCGCTGTTAAAGAATCTAAAAACGGCATGCATGTTTTTACTGTTGGTGCATGAAAATTATTATCTGTAAACCTACCTAATTTTTTATACTCTTCTGGTATAAAACGTGAAGCTGGCTGTGGACGAGGCCACACTTCTAACATATCTTTATTAGTGGCACAAAAAGTAATTTTTTTATTAAACATTATTTATAAAATTAAAAGACATAGATCTTCGAACTTCTCCTTTTACTTTAGTTTTAAAAGGCATGACACAGTGTTGATGTTTAGCTTCAAAAACATAAAAATAACCTACTTTTGGTTCCATCCAGGTAGTTCCAATTCCATCTACTGAAACAAACCCTAATTGTCCGTCTTTAAATTTGTGCGGATCTTTTACGTCATTAATGAATTCTGGAACTTTTAAAAATAAAACAGTTGACCACCCTGTTGCATCATGATGTGTATGAGGAGGATTGTATTCTCCCTCTTTCATATCATTTACCCAACAGCTTAAAATATGTAATTTTTTTTCTTCGTTAAAAATTCCAAGCTTTTCTATCGTGTCTATATAATCATTTAAACACTCACCGATAGTTTTTGCTAATTTTGTTTGTCCCAAAAGATGAGTAAACTCTAATTCAGAATCTAATCGTCCAGCTAATCTATGTCCAAAAGAATTAAGATTTAGTTTTTCAGTTTCATATTTTAAATTAAAATCATTAATTTGATCTAAAGGAATATCATAACGTTTTACTATTCTTCCAAACAAAGTTGTTTGTGATAACATCATTGTAGTTTTATCCAAAACTGAATGCTAAATCTTTGCTCTAAAAAAGAAACATCTTCTTTATCAACTGTATACAACGGAGAAATTGAATGAGGAATATAAGAAGGAAACACAACCATAAAATTATTTTTGTTTTTAACCTCAATTATTTTGTGGTCATCCATAAAAAACATATCGCCACCTTTTAATTTATTACCTTTATTTAAAATTAAATTAAACGTAAATATATTACTATTTTTTTCGTCTTTATGCCAATTATAATAACCACCGTTATTATAACAAATAACGTGTATATCCCATTGAAGTTTTCTTGCTAATAATTTATACACTTCAGATCCGTTATTTTCAGTATAAAAAAAGATACCTTTATGAATTAACCATTGATGAAGAGACTCTATAAAAGAACCGTTGTCCTTTTCAGTTTTATCACCTAACCAAAAATCAAAACCTCCACAATCACTTCCAAAAAATTCAATATATTTTTCACCTTTATTTTCCCAACTAGATTCTTTAAATTTTTCACGATTATTTAAAAAGTCTGTAAAAAGTTCATCTATTTTATTATCAGGTAAAAAATTATCACAAGCAATAATATTTTTAGATAGATTATAATAGTTCATGTATTTCCTACTTGATATTTAAAAGATTATAAACATTAACACAATGTTGAAAAAATGTTTTTCCGCTATGAGGAATATTTTGTGCTCCTATAGAAAGGAGGAAATTAATACACTTATGATATTTCATTCTTTTTTTGCCCTTTCCATAACATGAATTGCGTGTCAAGAAAACAATTTTAAAAAGATTACTTGATATATTTTGTACACATGTTTAAATTAGATCTCACCCAAAAATTATAAATCAAGGAGACATTATGGAAAATCAAGAAGTATTGAAGGCTATAGCTACCCTTGCTGATAAGGTGAGCAGATACCACGAACGTTTATTAGCAGTGGAAAGAGACAATGAAAGACTACAACAAGAATTATTAGAACACAAAAAAAGTTCTCACATACATACAATTCAAGGTAAGCCACATAACTCCGATGCAACTGTTATGGTAACAGGTTTAGATTCTGATATGGAATGTGAAGCGTGTAGCGCTTAACTACTCAGGAGTTACACCTAACATATCGGCTAAAGAAGGAGCAAATACTTTTACATCTCTTTTTATTTTCTCAACAGTTGTGGATGTTTCTGGATTATCAATATCAGCTTGAGCTTCTTCTTCTGAGCTATACTCAGTACCCGTATCAATGTTAGTAATTGTTGTTTCAGTTTTTACTTTATAGTGAGGAATCTTTCTTCCATCTTCAGTCGTAATGTGACCTAATAATTCAGCAGGTTCAACTATCGGCATCTTCGTTTCTCCAATTTATGTTAAAACTGATGATAACTCTAT